AGTCTATTGGTCGTGGTCTTAGAAAGTCTGAAGACGGTAGAACTACTGTACTCTTTGACCTGATGGATGATATGCACTATAGACAAAAAAAGAACTATACTCTTATTCATGCGATTGAACGTATGAAGATATATCGTAAGGAACAATTTGACTATGAGATACACGAAATCAAAATGTAGATATGTATAAATAGAAGTGTAGATCACGGGACCGCCATCCCCACCTACCCTAGAAACACATACGGAGATTTCCAGCTATGTATATTTATCAGATTACTAATACCGTCAACGGTAAAATCTATATCGGCAAGACCGTAAAGACTATTGAAGAAAGATTTCAACGCCATATATATAACGCTAACGCAAAGAGCCAGACTCATCTATATAGAGCAATACGAAAGTATGGCACAGAGTCCTTTACTGTAACAGAGTTAGAATCTGGATTCAATAGTGAAGATGACTTGAATGAAGCAGAAATCAGATATATCTCTGAACTAAACCCCCACTACAATATGACTGCTGGTGGTGAAGGTATGAGCGGGTTCAACCCCTCTTCTGAGACCCGAAAAAAGATAAGTAAAGCCCTGAAAGGTAAAAAGCTTTCAGAACAAACCAAGAGAAAAATGAGTGCAGTTAGGAAGGGTAAGAAACACTCAGAAGAAGCCAAGAGAAAAATGAGTGATACGCTCAAGGGTAAGCCGAAGTCTGAAGAGCATATAAGAAAAATAAGTGATGCATTCAAGGGTCGGAAGATTTCTGAGGAAACTAAGAGAAAGATTAGTGATGCTCAAAAGGGTAAGAAGCATTCGGCCGAATCCAAGAGAAAAATGAGTGAAATGGCAAGGGGAAGGGGTGTAAAGACTTGCCCTTATTGTCAAAAAACTGGTGGCAAAAACGCTATGACGAGGTATCATTTTGACAACTGTAAACAAAAAAGAACTTAGAGAAAAAGTAACTGACCATATAAACTTTCTCTTAGCAAGAGGATATATAGATGAGAGTGAAAAAGATAGTATGCTAAAAAGATACTAGTATCAGTTACTGAAGGATAATGGTTATGTCGGAACTTGAAGACTATGGTGAAGCATTTGAAGATGATCGACCCCGTGTATTCAAACTAATTACTGGGGAAGAGATTGTTACGACAGTTATTCGCACAGATGATAGTTATTTTATCATTGAAGTCCCATTAGAAATTAGATATAATTCTATTAAGCAATCCTTGTTCTTAACTAAATGGATGTTTGGTGCTGACTATTCTAAGGTAATGACCTTATCAGGGACTTCTATTGTTTCTGTTTCTGCTGCTGAAGATTTTGTTAGTGAAAATTATGCTGAATACAGAAGGCAGCTTGTTGAAGGTATTATAGATAAGAAAGAAGACACTACAGAAGAGTATGAACAGATTCATGTAGAGACTGATGAAGATACTCCGACTCTACATTAAGGTATATTCCCCGGGCCCTAAAAGTAAACTTATTATATACTAAGATTTAGAAGTTGTCAAGCAAAAAAATAACTTGACATACATAATATTTTATAGTATACTCTTCTTTATATTATCAACCAAAGGTATTACACCCAAATGAAACGTAAATCCGAAAACTATATTAATAATAAAGAATTTTCTGAAGCGGTATTTTCATATGTAAAAGAATGTAATGAATGTAAAGAGAAGAACATAACAGTCCCTGTTGTTCCTAACTACATTGCTCTAGGGTTCAAACAGATTGCAGAAGGTCTGTCTCATAGACCTAACTTTATTTCATATTCATATCGTGATGAGATGGTTATGGATGCTATTGAAAACTGCCTCCGTGCTATTCGTAACTATAATATCGAAGCAGCAACTCGCACAGGTAAACCTAATGCCTTTGCCTACTTTACACAGATTACCTACTATGCATTCTTGCGTCGTATTGCTAAAGAAAAGAAACAGCAAGAGATTAAAGACTCATACTTTGAAAGTAGTTTTGCTTCAGACTTGATTGAAGCTGCTCCTGATCAAGATGCTAGTTCTGCGTATGTCGCCTATGCAGCGATTGAGACAGCAAAAAGACGTATGAATGAAAATGATGAGTTGACAGACGACGAATATTTTGATACTATGGAAAATACATTACCGAAAAAACGTATTCGTAAAACTAACGACTCTGATGTAACGGACTTTTTATAATATGAAAATTGCTCTACTGAACGATACCCATTGCGGCATTCGCAACTCTGGTGATATCTTTCTTGATAATGCCGCTAAATTTTATGATGAAGTATTTTTCCCCTATATGCGGGAACACAATATTAAACAGATTGTTCATTTAGGTGACTACTATGACAACCGTAAAGCAATCAATATTAAAGCTCTACACCACAATAGAAAACACTTTCTTGAACCTATGCGAGAACTGGGAATTAGAATGGATATTATTCCCGGTAATCATGATGTTTATTATAAAGATACCAATAATCCAAACTCTCTCAAAGAACTACTTGGGTTCTTCATCAATGAAGTTGCAATCATTGAAAAACCAAAAGTAATGCAATATGATAGTCTCAAGTTTGCTATGCTTCCTTGGATCAATAAGAGTAACTATGAAGAGAGTATGAACTTTGTTCGCACCTGTGATGCTGATATGCTAGGCGCACACCTTGAACTGAGTGGGTTTGATATGATGCGTGGTATCAAGAATGAACACGGCATGGACCCATCTCCATTCAAAAGGTTTAAGAAAGTTTTGACTGGTCACTATCATACCAAGTCTAGTATTGATAACATTCATTATCTTGGCACTCAGCTAGAGTTCTTCTGGTCTGATGCTGGTGATAAGAAGCACTTTCATATTCTAGATACAGAGACCCATGAAATTACTGCAATCCAGAACCCACACACTCTATTCAAAAAAATTGTTTACAACGATGAAAAATACGAGTATACTAGTGTTCAAGATTTAACAGATAAGTTTGTTAAAGTAGTTGTAGTAAACAAGAGTAATCCAAAGATGTTTGAAGATTTCATTGATAAAATTCAGGACCAAAATATTCATGAACTGAAGATTGCTGAAAACTTTGATGATATTCTGTCTGATGTAGATGATGATAAACTAGTTGTAGAAGATACTGCTATGTTACTTGATACCTATGTTGATGCTATAAATACTGATCTAAGCAAAGATAAATTAAAGACTGACATGCGCAGTCTCTATAATCAAGCACAGGCACTGGAATTAGTATGAAGAGGTATTCTCTTAAAGAATTTATTGAGGTAGTTGAAAAAGCAGATATTATCTATGGTGAAGTATCTTTGAATGCTGCAACTAAAATTCCAGCAAGAGTAAAGAAGAAGTCTATCTTAGAAAATCTCAATTCAATTACAGATGAGACACTTTATATGACTCAGATTGGTTACTATGGTGATCTAAGAAAAGATAAAAAAGGTCGCAAGATACTAAAGGTGCTATAATGTCAGAAGATATTTTTGATTTCGGTTTTACCGCAGTTGACGAAAAAGAATTAGAAGTTGTTCAGAAGACTGCTGCCAGCGCAGAAGAAGCTGCTGCATCAGCAACAGTCAATGAAGACAAACTAAACAAACTCTACAATGCCATTCTACCCCTACTCTCTAACCTTAAACTCAATCCAGAGAAGGATTATATATATTGGCCTAACCGCACTGCGAAGGTCGAACAATTTGAAGATATGATTGCTAAGATTATTAAATAAAACTATGCGGGTATCGTATAAAGGCTATTACCTCTGCCTTCCAAGCAGATGATGTCGGTTCGATTCCGTCTACCCGCTCCAACTCTAACACCTTCATCGTAGGTATAATAACCTACAAAAAGGAATTAAAAAATGGACTATATTTCAATCTGGATGATTGTAGGTTTCCTACTTGCATCCTACTCAGTAATCGCTAACGATTCTGTTCAGACGCTCGGAACATGGATTGCTTCAAATCAAAAAACAAACCGTATGATTATGTGGGCCGCAGCGTCAGCAGTCCTACTTTTTACTATCTGGTTCGGTTGGTATTCAAATGGAGGTGATATCTCCTATGGCCGACTTAACAAAATTCCCTTCCAAGAAATTCAGTGGTATCATGCACTTGCTCCAGCAGTACTTCTTGTACTGACTAGATTTGGTGTTCCTGTGTCTACATCCTTCCTTGTCTTATCTGCATTTGCTTCAACCTTTGTGTTGGAAAAGATGTTGGTCAAGTCGATTATGGGATATGCTATTGCTGCTGTATCTGCCTATGGTATATGGTTTATTATCAGTAAACTCTTGGATGAGTCTAATCCTGTAAAGGAGAATCATCGAAAATATTGGGTAGTTGCTCAGTGGGTAACTACAGGATTCTTGTGGTATACATGGCTCAGCCACGACATGGCAAACATTGCGGTGTTCCTGCCACGTCAAGTCCCGATTGAAATGATGTTCGCAATCTCTGTTATTTTTGTATCTGGTCTTTACTGGATGTTCAGAGAAAATGGTGGACGTATTCAAACCGTCGTATTGGAGAAACACAATACCCGGTATGTGCGTTCTGCAACTATCATTGACTTATTTTACTTCTTGATCCTCTGGGTATTTAAGGAGTGGAACGATATTCCAATGTCTACCACTTGGGTATTCATTGGTCTGTTAACAGGTCGTGAATTAGCAATCGCAAGCTTTACTCAAAAACGTAAGTTCCGTTCAGTTTTCCCACTTGTGGGTAAGGACTTCTTTAAGATGATGATTGGACTTGCTGCTTCTGTTGGTATTGTGATTATGATTCACACACTGTTACAACCACAATAATGTTCTTTAAAGGAGAAAAAGATGAGAGCATTTAACGTAATGATTGCAATGTTCGTGAGTTTAATCGCCACGTCCGCCGCAGTCGCAGATCGTGCCAACACTATCAACATCGTTGGTTCATCTACCGTTTACCCATTCGCTTCTAAAGTTGCTGAAACGTTTGGGGAAGCTTCCGGCTTCAACACCCCAATTATTGAGTCTACTGGCTCTGGTGGTGGCATGAAGTTGTTCTGTCAGGGTACTGGTCTTTCCACACCTGACGTTACTAATGCATCCCGTGCAATGAAATCCTCTGAAGCAGAAACCTGTACATCTAACAGTGTAGAGTTTACTGAGTTCATGATTGGTTACGACGGAATTGTAATCTCTAACTCTATTGATGGTGTAGACCTTGCGTTTACCATTGAAGAGTTGGCTTTGGCAACTGTAGAAGAAATTCCTAATGCGGACTGTACTTCTATGACTGCTAATCCATACACTAAGTGGTCTGATATCAATCCAGCACTTCCAGATTTTGATATTATGCTTCTGGGACCGCCATCTTCGTCTGGCACCCGTGATGCATATATGGAATTGGTAGTACAGGATGGTCTGAAGCATCTTGGTTGCTCTAAGAACGTATATAAAGCAGCAAAAGTTCGTGCTGATGGTGTATACGTTGAATCTGGTGAAAATGATAATCTGATTATTGGGCAACTTACACAAGATGCGCAGGCTGTAGGTATTTTCGGCTTCTCCTTTTTGCAGAACAACGCAGACCTTATTAAAGGTGCTGTGATTAATGATGTAGAACCTGAGTTTGAAAATATTGCCTCTGGTGATTACCCAATCTCTCGTTCTCTTTACTTTTATGTGAAGAATAATCACATTGGAGTAATTGAAGGTCTGGCAGAGTACGCTGAAGAGTTTGTACTCATGGCTGGTCCTGATGGTTCTCTCGTAGGTGAAGGTTTGATTCCCGGTGGGGATGATGACCAAGACGCTATGTATGAGGCACTCGAATCCCTCTAAGGGATAAGTTGGAAAGGGGAACTTAGGTTCCCTTTTCTTTTTTAAATATAAAACAAGGAAACTGCAAACCATGCTTAAGAATATTCTAGCATCCCTAACACTCACTATTGCAACTGCTACTGCTGCATTTGCTGAAACCAAAGTAGGTTTCATTTATGTAGGTCCAATTGGTGATCTTGGCTGGACATACCGACATGATGTTGGTCGTCTTGCTGTAGAAGAAGCCTATGGTCCTGATGTATCTACTACCTATTTGGAAATGGTTCCAGAAGGTCCAGAAGCAGTAGAGGCAATCACTCAGCTTGCTGAAACTGGTCATGATATTATCTTTACAACCTCTTTTGGTTATATGGATGCAACTAACGAAGTTGCTGCCAACTATCCAGAAGTAGCATTTGAACACGCAACTGGTTATGTTCGTGACACTGACAATATGTCTACTTTCTCTGCACGATTCTATGAAGGTCGTGTAGTCCAAGGTATGATTGCTGCTAATATGACTAAGACTAATAAAATCGGTTATATTGCATCATTCCCTATTCCAGAAGTAGTGCGTGGTATTAACGCATTCATGTTGGAAGCACAGAAACATAACCCTGATATTGAAGTAGATATTATTTGGTTGTATACATGGTTTGATCCTGCTAAGGAAGCTGGTGCTGCACAGGCACTGATTGATGAAGGTGCTGATATTATTGTACAGCACACTGACTCTCCTGCACCTGTACAAGTAGCAGAGAATGCTGGTGTCTATGCATTCGGCCAGGCATCTAATATGTCTGCCTTTGGTCCTAATGCACATCTCGTTTCTATTGTAGATGACTGGGATACTTACTATGTTGACCGTGTAGGTCAGGTAATGGACGGCACATGGACTGGTGGTGATACTTGGTGGGGTTTCACCAAAGATGGTCAAGGTGGTGAAGTAGGCATGGTTGCTCTAGAGAGTTACAATGTAGATGCTATGGGTCAGACACTTGTTACTGAAGCACTTATGCTTGAGCAAGCACTGGCAAATGGCGACCGTCATGCATTTCCATGTGAAGGTCTGCTGAAGCAAGATGGTTCTGTTCCTGATGAGTGTGCTGCTGGTGCAGCAAACTTGGATGATTGGCCAACCCTGCTTTCTATGGACTGGTATATTCAAGGTATTGAAGCATCTCTTCCCAACTAGAAAATCTCTATGTAGTTATTCATTATGATGACAAAGACTGGTGGGCTCCTCCAACTACGGTGTCCTCCAGACTTCCTTATTATGAAGCAATGAATAAATACGCTAGATTAAGAGACTCTGGTGGTCCAGATGATACATATCAGGTATTCATGGTAGACTGCAAAAAAGTTGGAAAAAAATAAAGAAAGGGGCTTGACGGCCCCTTTTTTTTATGCAATTATAAAGCATAACCTCTTCACCAAAGGAGAACCAAATGTTCCTCTACTCACCAGTAAAAATTGCAGAAAAAGTTTCCAACAAACTCAACTTTAAAACTGCTGACCGTTACGATCAGATTTTCGCAATCAAACAAGAAATTCTCTCTATTGGTACAGTTCCTAATACACTACTAGCAACAGACAGAGAATTTATTGATGACACACTCGATATTCTCTATTACCGATATTCTTTTAATGCTTAACAAATTAGGGGGAGCAAAAACTCCCCCTTTTTATTGGCTCCGGGAGAAGGAATCGAACCTTCAAGCCTATTAAGCACACGATAAACGGTCGTGCGTGTTTACCTATTTCACCACCCCGGATTGTTCTTTTTAGAGTTTGTCGAGTGCAGCAATC